CAACTTTATCTGAAATATCTCTGTTTTCTTTTCTGCATTTCCCGAGAGTTCCAACCGATAATCCAAGTTGTATTGTTGCTTTATTGTCATTCAAACCCTTAAATGACATGTATTTATCGAATCTATCTATTTTTTTCTCTGTCTTATTCATGATGATATTGAAAAAAATTCTATAAAAAGTTTGCATATAGAAAAAAGTTCTATATATTTGCATCAAGGTTGAAAGCAACGTGCATCAAAGTTGCAAACAACATGGGACAAATATATAAAAAATGTGTTTACCAAACATGGAAAAAGAAGTAAAAAAGAGTCGATTCAGAGAAGTTTATGATTCTCTTCCAGCGAGGAGTGTTCAAGCGCCTAAGCAGGATTTTGTTCAGAAGATAGCGGATGTTACGATGTCTCATCCCAACACAGTAAAGGCATGGATATACGGAGTTCAAAAGCCAGATCCGCTCAAAATCAAGATGATTTCCAATGAATTGGGTATCCCAGTTGAAGAATTGTTCGATTAATAAAAATATAAATCACTATGAAAGAAATTAAGAAGAAGGCTCTTATGTGGAGTCTGGTGTTAATCTCGGTGACGGCAATACTTGTCGTGGCTGGTGAACCTTCAGAGAAGGTCAGTCTTGCAAGATTCCTTGTTCCAAAGGCTATTGCACTTGGTGTGTTTGCTGGATGCATATTCTTTGGAAAGTACGCACAGAAAAAGGGGATGCTTCCTAAAGGTGAAAAAATGTTTGCAGAGGACTAAATATTCAGAACTATGATACAAATGGAATTATTCGAGCTAAAAAACATGATGATGGATATGGCAATAATCGGTTCGCTTCTCAAGACCAAGGAATTAAAGCCTGCTCTGGATAAAATAGCTCAGCGTCATGCATATATGATATTTGGTGAGGCTAAAGTTAAGAGGTGGGTCAGTATGGGACTTGTTAAACCTACACGTTCGGGAACAGCCAAGAATTGCAAAAAGCTCTATAGCCTTGCAGACCTTACCGCTACTCAGGTTGCAGAAAATCAACTTCCAATTATCAACCAAATGCCAGTAAAGCCATGCAACAGTTCAAAGTAGGTGACGAGGTCATTATCCGGTTTGGGGAGAAACTTGCAAAAGTGATAGGTGTTTTTACCAATGCTTTGGGGATCGAGTACTACATGGTATTTCCCGATAACGCGCATAGTCCGGAGGTCTATGTTGGTCAAGACTTAAAATTAATCAATCAAATATCTCAATAACTAATTATCCAAATTATGAAACAAATCAAACTACAGAGTATGTCCCTTTCCAACTTCAAAGGGATATCTGAACTGGAACTACAATTCCAGGATCAGAGTTTTATCTATGGCGACAATGGTACGGGTAAGACAACAGTGTTCGATGCTTTCACATGGTGTATGTTCGGTAAAGACAGCCAGGGAAAGTCAGACAGTAACTTCTCTATTTGTCCTGTCGCAGAGAATGGTAAGGTTATTCTGAAGAGGGAGCCTTATGTTGAATGTGCTCTCACTGTTGATGGTAAAGCTATCAAGTTTGGCAGGAAATTCTGTGAGGTATGGAGTAAACCTCGTGGTACAGCCGAGGAAATCCTTACAGGTCATAAGACAGAGTTCTATGTCAATGACGTTAAACAGGCAACTAAGAAAGACTATGATGCTGAAGTTGCGACTATCATTCCAGAAGATCTATTCAAGATCGTAACAAATCCTTTCTACTTCACCGGCCTTAAACCTGACCAACAGAAAGAACTCCTGTTTGCTATGGCTGGCAATGTTACCGATGAAGATATTATTTCACTTAAACCGGATTTTGCACAGCTTATGTCCTCCATGCAGGGCAGACCTCTTGCTACGTTCCTTAAAGAAATGGCAGCAAAGAAACGTGCTATTAAGGAAGAGTTGGATGTTATTCCTTCAAGCATCGAGACGGCACAAAAGTTAAGACCAGAGGAAAAGGATTGGAAATCCATCGAAAAAGAGCTGGCTGATAAGAGAGCCAAGTTGGCTGACATAGATGCACGGATTGCTGATGTAAGTAAAGCCGCTGAGGCAGAGAACGCCAGAAAATTAGATATCCAAAGGCAGATTGGTGATTGTAATGTTGCACTTTCAAGACGAGAAAGCGAAATCAAGTCTGAAGGTATGGGTGCGTACAATGAGGCAAAGCAACAGGTCTTACTTAAGGAACATAAGATTGATACGCTACGGAGTGAGTATACGATGTTGTCTGATGACATTGCAAGAATCGATTCAACATCTAAAAAGCTGGAGGAACAACTTAATCAACTGAGGGCAGAGTATCGCTCCATCAACGCCGAACAGTTGCAATTCCCTGAAGGTGTGTTCGTGTGTCCTACATGTAAGCGCCCTCTAGAGCCTGAAGATATTGAGGCTAAGCAGCACGAGATGGAAGAGAATTTCAACAGGGACAAATCGCTTAGGCTTAATAACAACAAAGACAAGGGGCTTGCACTGAAAGAAGAGAAGTGCAGAAACGACGCCAAGAGGGATGAAAAATCAGGTCAGGCAGAGGCTATTGCTAATGAAATAGCAAAGCAGGAGGCAGAGCTTCAGCAGATGAAGGCTACGATGCCGAATGTGGAAAATCCTGAGGCGAAAATCAGTGCAGATTCACAGTGTGTCGAACTCAAGAATAAAATCAATGACCTCAAAAATCAGTTGACAGTGGATGCGTCCAACGTTGACAATTCAGACCTTCTGGAAGGAAAGTCAATGATTAACTCATCGATAGAGGAATTAATTCGTCAGCTTGCAGAGAGAGACCAGTGTGCTAAGGCAGACAAAGAGATAAAGAAACTTGAGGAGCGCAGGGTTGCTGCTAACCAAGAATTGGCAGATCTGGAACGATTGGAATTTATTGCAATAGACTTCCAGAAAACCAAGGATGCAGAACTACTGAAGCGCATCAATGGAATGTTCTCTCTTGTGTCATTCTCCTTTGTGGACGAGCAGATGAATGGAGGCGAGAAGCTTACATGCGAATGTACAGTCAATGGTACTCCATATCCTGACGTCAATAATGCTGGGAAAATCAATGCCGGACTTGATATCATCAATGCAATATGCCGAAAAGAAGGTATTACAGCTCCCATTTTTATTGATAACCGCGAGAGTGTAAATACACTCATTCCAACCCTTTCCCAGGTGATTAACCTGGTTGTTTCAACCGATAAAAATTTAATTCAAAAACCACAATAATACTTAAAGATTATGGAAAACAATTCTCAAAATGCTAGCACAACACAAGTTGCTACACAACCAGCAGCGCAGCAGGCAGCTGTTGCTAGAGCTCCTAAAAAGGTAGACATCCTAAAGGGAGTGCTTAATGCAGAATCAGTACAGGCGCAGTTCAAGAATGCGCTAGGGAAGAATGCCAGCACGTTTGTAGCCTCAATCATTGACCTCTACAATTCAGATGCGAACATTCAGTTATGCGACCCTAAGCAGGTCGTTATGGAAGCCTTGAAGGCGGCGGTTCTTCACCTGCCAATCAATAAAGCGCTGGGCTATGCGTACATCATCCCTTTCAATAATTCCAAGAAAGATGCCAACGGGAACTGGGTTAAGGTGATGGAACCTACATGTCAAATTGGTTACAAGGGATACATCCAGATGGCTATGCGTACAGGCCAATATAAAACCATCAACGCTGATGTAGTGTATGAAGGCGAGCTTCAGCAAGTGAACAAGCTGACAGGAGAGATAGCCTTCGATGGAGAGAAGATCAGCGACAAGGTAGTTGGTTACTTCTGCTACATCGAACTTCTGAATGGATTCTCCAAGACTATGTACATGACAGTGGAACAGATGGCAAATCATGCCAAAAGATACAGTAAGGGCCTCAAGAAGGAAACAACGGTAGAAAGTCTTATGGCTCTTGCTAATATGCCAGTTCAGGCGGACAGTAAGCAAGTCGGATGGATGGGTAACTTCCATGGAATGGCAATAAAGACATTGGTTCGTCTTCTTCTTGGTAAGTATGGCTTTTTGAGTATCGAGATGCAGAATGCCATAATTACTGACCAGGAAGGGGATAGTTACGAAGTCCGCAACGGCGAGGTCCAGAATCAGCAGGCAACAAAAGAATTTGACATGAACGATGTTAAGTATGAGGATGTCACAGGTCAGCAGGCTATTGAAGCTCCGAAGGCAGCGCCTAAAGAAGATGACCCAGGATATTAACAGCTATAAGAGATGAAACTAAAAGTGTTGGGGTCAAGTAGTTCAGGCAACTGCTATATTCTGGATAATGGACAGGAGGCTTTGATAATAGAGGCTGGAATAAATTTCACTCAAATTAAAAAAGCTTTAGGATTTAATATCAGGAAGGTAGTGGGTTGTCTGATAACTCACCAGCACAACGATCACGCTAAGTACATCAAGGCAATGGTGGAGAACGGGATTAAAACTCTTGCATTGGATGCGGTTTGGGAATCTAAAGGTTTTCGAGATATATGTTCTGTAACAATCCAACCTAATACAGGCTACAATTTTGGAAACTTTAAGGTAATACCGTTCCCTGCCTGTCATGATGTGCCGTGTGTCGGTTATCTCATAGACCATAAAGAAACAGGAAGAATAATGTTTCTTACTGATAGCTGTATGTGTGAATACAGATTCTCTGAGCTTAATCATATCATGATAGAGTGTAATTATTCAGATGTTGCACTTGGCAGGGCAATAAGAGAAGGCAAGACGATGGCGTGGCAGCGTGAGCGACTAACGAAGTCTCACATGGAGCTTAATGTTTGTAAGGGGTATTTGCGCGAAACGGATATCAGTAAGGTTACAAATATAATTCTTCTTCACTTGTCGGATCACAATTCAGATGAGACGAGGTTTCAGAGTGAGATAGCAGGTGCTACAGGTAAGTTAGTGAGCATTGCGAGACCAGGATTGGAAATAGATATGGATAGGTTAGACTAGACTAAGATGTCAACAAAGTTGCAAATAGAGAAGGTTAATGGATTATTCGATTTAGGGCCTATATACAGTTGGCTTAAGCAATCCATTGATGGAAATTATCTGTTCACTATCAGCAGAGTGAGGAAGATTCGCACAGGCGACCAGAACGGGTATCTGTGGGGATGTATTTACCCTATGTTATATGATGCTCTTTTGGATGCAGGATGGGAGTTCTCAACAGTTGAACAGGTTCATGAATACTTTCGTTCCCTGAAAACATCAACTAGTGTTGTGAATAAGCATACAGGGGAAGTTGTGGAGTTTCCGGGGAGTACCGCAACGATGGATACAGTAACCTTCAATTCTTATTGCGACGAACTTAGGGAGTATGCCAGAGAATATCTGAATGTAGAGATTCCGGATCCTGATAAATATTGGAAGAAATAAATCTTAAAAATCAATTCAAACATGCCTTATAAACGAGAAAGTTACGTCCGTTATCGGTCGTTTATGGAAGCTTGCGAGGGTCTCTCAGATGCTGAATATAGAGCGGTTAATAATGCGCTTGACAGGTTTGCCTTGGATGGGGTAGAGCCTACGGATTTGACAGGTGTTGCGAAGGCTTTATATGTGGCTTTCAGACCACAGATAGCTGCCAATTTTCAAAGGTTTGTTAACGGGTGTAAAGGGGGAGAATATGGAAAGTTGGGCGGAGCTCCAAAGGGTAATCAAAATGCTCGAAAGAAACCTAAAACAACCCCTAACGTAAAAACAAAACAACCCCAAAACAACCCCGAGACAACCCCTAATGTAAATGAT